TTATTATGAGAAACTTATACCTTCAATCGGTCAGTTTACTAGCGTTTTTACTCTTGCTTTGGTTGGCTGCTCTGCTCCCTTTGTTCTTAATTTAGTAAAGCCATTAGTAAAAAAAGCCATAGCTAAATTGCAAAAGAAAAAAGATAAGGTAGAATAAATAATACAAGGAGAGTACGGCATATTTGGAAGCACTTCGTCTGCCACGAATCACTGCCCTTCTATTATCCCTTGTACCAAGTAGAAGGACTTGACTCCTTAAGAGGTTCTAGGCACTCTTTTAATGCTCACAGCAAACACTCAATAGGCAAGGTCGTTCAAGTTTAAAATACGACCTTTTACTTTATAAGTATTGGAAGTTCTAACCACAGCTAACACTCCCTAGTTAGAAAGAGCCAATACTTTTAAGCATCACTTACCTGTAAACCTCCATGCCGTTGTATGGGTAGCGAGTTCAGGGCTGATGCTTATTTTTTTGTCTGTGGGTATAGTTTGTGTGTATGTGGTATGACTTGCCCCATCTTTGCTTGTACTACAACATCTTTACAGATTTCATAATAAGGAGAATCCACAGAAAACGATATTCCACTAAGTTTGAGTTCACCACAATTTTTAAGTCTTGCCAATTCGTGATCTAATCGCATATTTGCAAGCTTTTGTTCTCTTATCTTTTGTTCTGTTGAGCTAGACCTTAAGCAATTATTTTGAAATTTATTTGATAATGGTATAGAAAAAGTTGCAGCAATACCAAAATTAACCCCTAATGAATCCCTGTTTGCAGAATAGTTTTCCTGATCGTATAAAATCTCACCAGCATTAGTTAGGTTTCCATTGTCATCTGTTGCCATGTTATAAACAGGGGTCGTATATCTTAAGTCTTGTGGTCTTTTTTGGTTAAATGTAGAAGTTATAAAAGGTGAAATTGTGAGCATGCTGGTTTGGCAGACAACACCATTACCATATTGATTTTCTATAAGATTTCCATTTAAAACTTGCACAGCCTGATTCGATACAGCCGATGAACTTTGTGCCACTGGTGCAGATGTTTGAGACACATTAGCTAATACTGGTTGCCCAAAAAGGCTTGCTATCACTGGGAAAATATAGTAGTTGTTTCTGTTACGGATTCTGAGGTTATCTGCCTTGAAAGGTCGGTTATTCGACTTACTGAGGGCTGTTTGTACACCTCTGTAAATTGGAAAGCCCCGCCATTTTGGTGTAACTTGTAGTTTGGTCTGCTGTTTAAATCTACTTGCTGCCATGTATAAGTTTCACCATTTAATGTTTGTTGTAAATCAGTATATTTAGGATTGATAGACTCGCCATCAGTAGTGACACCAGCCCCAGATACCGAGTATGTTGACCCAGAAAATTCAATTGTGCGGATCTGTTCTGAAATATTTGTGGTTGTCCGCGTAGTGCTTGAAGCTGAGCCTTGAGAAAAATTTGGGACCACTGGCATTGCATATATAGGACTAGATAAAAACAGAAAAGAATAAACAAACCATTTCATTAATCCAATATGCTTAACTCTGTCACAAATTGACCTATACAAGTTGTACCAGCCCCACCAGCAGTACAAGTATTAGTTCCATTGCTAACCACAGTGCCAGCTAGAGATCCAGCTACACCGCCAGAATATGAGGTTGTTGTAGATAAAACAGGAAGATCTGTTATAACACCAGCAGTTACATCAACACCACTTCCCACTGCATAAACATCGTCCCCTTCTATAAAAGACTCGCTTAATGAAAATGAACTACCAACAGTGTTCATTTCATAAGTGCCATTAGTCATTGTTGCGGCTGCTCCATTACTTCCAGCAGTCAAACCGCCAAAACTTGCACTATCTGAAACTTTGATATTATTTCCTGATACTGAATATGTTGAACTTCCTCTTGATCCGATACTATAGGCCCCATCTGTTGTGAGTTGTATGCTATTCGTCATTTTATGCACAACGTCACCAAAAGCGGCTTGAGGGAGCATAAAACAGGCAATAAGTAGCAGTTTTTTCATTTAATACCCACATTATTGTTCTTATTATCTACTATAACGTCTTTTTTGTTGTTATTTCTATTACCTTTGATGGATAAACCAAGCGAAGCGGTAGAAGCTGAAAAAATACTTGCAATAAATGTCGGGTCAAAATCTACAATCTTTTTGCCGTCTGCTGGTTCATAGTATGAAAGGCTTAATAGAGTTGCACTCCAAATCAAAATACAAATTTTGACAATGGTTTCTACTTTGCTTGGTTCTTGATCTTCCATAAAAAGTAACTACCTAACGTGTGAGGAGATAGCGTATAAGGCTAATTTAGGTAGTTAGCCAAAAATAGCAAATATTGGTATGTTTGGAAAGAAACATATTAGAAAAATGACAGCTTTATTAAAACCATTACTTTTAAATTTTGCTAGAAGTGAGAGTCTTAGAAAATTGTGTCTGGAAATCTTACGCTATTGCGTAGATAAAACTGATAATGATATTGATAATTCTTTAGTTGATTTATTGGAAAGTAAATTATTTCCAGTTAAATGAGTAATAAGGATTTTTTCAATATAGAACTTGAAACACCACCTCCAGAATTAGAACTTTCTGTTGAGATGAGATGCAGAGAAGTTATGAACAGTAAAAACTTTGATGAAGTTAAAAAATATTGCATACATCTTATTAGATATCAAATGAAACAGGATGTATTCTTGGCTGGTATGTTAGGACGATTAGCAGAACTTGAAGCGTTACACGTTATAAAACAAACAAGAAAAAAAACATTATGGAAAAGACTTAAGGCTGTGTTGAGCGTGTTCAGATGATCTTCCATCCTCCCAGAAAACTTTGTAATAATACTGATCAACTCCTAATTTATTTTTTCTTGTTAGAGCTTCTTTTACTGTTCCAACATACTGCTTATATTTTCCAGCAGAATGTCCAATAGTATGGTTTCTTTTTACAGATTGGTTTAATTTAAATTTTTGTCCTACTGGCATTTTGAATTTTCGTAAGCTTTAATTTCTTTGGCGGTAAAATCTTTAACTTGTAATTTTGGTATTTTATTTATCTCATAATTATGTTTCACAATGGCTGTTCTAATGTGATCATTTATCCAGTTTCCATCATGTACTGTTAGGTCTGCTCTTGAGTCTTTAGTTATATAAATTTTATGATCCACTCCACGAAGCTCTACATCAAGTAATAATTTTACTAAGTTTTTCTTTCTGTTTTCTTGCAAAAATTTTAATTTTTTGCCAGATGGATGTTCTTCTCTTTTCATTTTCTAATTCATTAATTCGTTTCTTAATAGCATCATATCTGACACAATATTCTTTCATATCTAAATTATTAAACCAGAATTGATTTTGCAGTTCTGCAAGTTGGTGCTGGTAGTTTTCTATTAGTTTTTCTGTGTCCATAATTCAATGAGTCGTTCTAATTCAGCAATTCTTTTCTTTGCTGCTGCAATCTTTTCGGCTGTTGTCATAAATAAAAAGGGGACTTACAGGAAATACATCAGAATCCGTCTTTCGTTACCTAAAGGACTTAGATGAACCAATACATTGAAGGAACTTAATCCGAGCATTGGGAACTCAGATAACCAAAATATTTCAATGCCCCTATAAGTTAGGCAGGGATCGCTTCAAAGTCTCTGCTTCTTACTGGTAATGTGAAATTATCAACATTAATCTCAATCGCTGCTCCAGTACTTCCATCCCTTCTTTCAAAGGTTTTTAACTTGCCACGACCAACAACAGTAATTTGATTTCCTTTTTTCACATAGTTTGCAATCACATCACCACGATTGCCCCATACAGAACAATCAAACTGTGTCGTAGTATCTTGATCATTTGTAAGCAAGGTGAAACTGGTTACTTTTGTTCCTTTTGCAGTTTCTTTTTGTACTGGATCTGAGGCTAAATTGCCAACGGCTGTTACGTTTAACATAATAATTTTTTTTTAAATAGGGTTGTTAGGTTTGTTCTGCCAATCTTCAATATCTAATCGGTTATATCGAATAGTATTGTTTAAAATGACAGTCCATTTGGGGCCACTAGGATGCCCCCTGCGTGTTTTGGTTCTCCATAGACGCACAGTTTGAGGTTTAACACCAAGCTCTTCAGCTAATTGATCTGAGGTTATAAGTTCATTGCTCATGAATCCTCCTTCTCTAAAATAAGAGTTAA